AGCAGCACCAGCAGAAGTTGTGGAAGCAACCACGCCAACCACACCACTTTTTGCACAAGCAAAACGTGAATTTGCTATGCCAACCCCAGGCGAATTTATGGCCGCATACCACATTGGTGGCGACACATTCCGCAAAGTCAATGAAGCAGTAAAAATTGCTGCCGCAAAAAGTCAGACAGCATTGCAAGCTGCAAGCGCCGAAAACTTAACCACTGACACACCTGGCTTGCTCAGCAACATCGTTTTGGGTCCTGTTTTCCAAAACTACAACTTCATCAGACCACTGGTTTCAGGTATCGGCGTACGCGCAATGCCTGCAGCACCACAAAAAACATTTATTCGACCAATAATCACCCAGCACACTTCAGCTGCAGTGCAAACTGAAGGTGACCAGGTAGACAGTCAGAAAATGACGCTTAGCGCAAATTCGGTTACAAAAAGCACAGTGGCTGGGTCAATATTTATTTCCCAACAGGACATGGATTTTACTTCGCCAGAAGCGATGAACACAATCCTTACAGACCTCAGCGGGCAATATATGAAGGCCACCGACACGTTGGCATGTACTGCAACCAACGCAGCAAAACAAACCAGCGGTTTCACCTGGACAGTTACAGCAGGTAACCCAACCAGTTTGATGAATGCTTTGTACGGTTGTGCTTTCAACATCAGCAACAGCACCAACCTGTTTGCAACCCATCTCATCTGCAGCGTTGACGTATGGCAGAAACTGGGCGGCCAGTTAGACAACACCAACAGGCCACTATTCCCAGCGATTGGTGCACCTGGCTTAATTGGTCAAAATACTTTGGGTGCAGGTTCTGCTGCATCGTGGTCAGGCATGAACCCAATGGGCCTAGAAATCTTGGTAGACGGCAACCTAGCTGCCGGCACAATGCTTGTGGTTCACGCACCAGCCGTAGAATTCTACGAACAAGTGCGCGGCATCATGTCAGTAGACAACCCAGATTTGTTGGGCCGCACGTTTACCTACTACGGCTATTTTGCAACATTCTTCCAGGATGCAACAGACGCCACAGCAGGTTCACGTTTTGTTCAATCCGTAACAGTCGCTTAGTCGAAAGGCGGCCTACCGCCAATGGCTGTTTTCACTGTTACCCATAAACAACTGACGGACAACTACGCCGTACTGCAATTATTGACCCCAACAGATATTGCAGTAGGGCAGTCCATCACTGTTGCAGGCGTTGGTGCCCCATTCAATGGCACCTTTACTGTTTACGATTGCCCAAATTACGAATTTACAGGCATCGACACAGAAGGTGATTTGCTTTTCAATTATCAAGTGATCATTGAAAATCAGGTGCTGTTTGCTTGTACTGGCAGCAATGTTGTACGCACAGCAAGCCCTGGCACTGTCACCTATGCGCCAGTGTGTCAATGGATTACATCAACAAACATTGAAGACTGGTTGGGAATAGGAACAGCCAGCGCATTGGATGCAGCATTTTTGACTTCATGCGCGTCAGCTGCCAACCAATTCTGTTACCGCCGCCGGCAGGAAGCAGGTTATTTTGACAGCCTTACCACCAGCCCATCTGGTGATGTCACGTTAGGAACGATCATGTACGGGGGCGCCCTATACCGTCAGCGCGGCAGTGTTGACAGTTTCGCATCATTTGACAACATGCAAAGCGCCCCACCAGTAGCACTATCTGGCATGGTGAAACAGTTGCTGGGCATTGACCGCCCTGCTGTGGCCTGATCATGCCAGTTGCCTACACAGACCTATTCAACGAAGCGCTAGACGATCTAGCAGCCAAACTGAACACTGTTACAGGCCTGACAGTAGTGACAGACCCCCGCAATCTCGCTGCACCCTGCTGCCTAATCAATGCCCCATCATTCACCACCCCATTTATGACCAACAAAGCTGTGCAGCTCACATTCCCAGTGCAGATCATCACCCTGGGGCCGTACAACTTAGATGCTCAACGCAGCCTGCTGAACACTATGGCAAAAGTGCTTTCAGCAAATGTGGCTGTTACAGATGGCCGCCCAACCAGTATTGAAATTGGTGGGGTGCTAATGCCAGCCTATGAAATGACCGTAAACATGAAAGCGACAGCATGAAACACATTATTGAAAGCGAAAAATTGGGCACAATTGGCGAAGAATACGATGCAGAAGCGGCAGCCGCTACCGGCATCAATGTTGACGCCCTCATTTCTGGCGGTTTTATATCCATACAAAAGGCCCCGAAATCTGCTAAAACTAAAAGTGACCCAGAGGAGAAGTAGCAATGTCGACATCAGTTTTTCTTTCCAATATCAGCACCCTTACTGTGAATAGCGTTTCACTGGCCAATCAATGCACAGGCATCACTTTCACGAACTTGAAAGAAAGTTTGGATGTGACCACCCTGACGGACACATCCAGGTTCAACAAGGGTGGGTTGTTCAATAATGAAGTGACCATGACCCTTTTCCAAAGCTACATCACAGCAGAAACTTTTGCCACGTTGTCAGGCCTAGTGGGCACCCAAACAACAGTTGTTGCAAGCGTTGTAGATGGTGCTGTAACGAAGACCTTTACCCTGGCCAATTGTTACCTAGAAAGCCTGCCAGTGATTAATGCCAGTTTGGGTGAGATGTCGACCGTTGATGTCACTTTCACTGGCGGCACTTATTCAGTCGCATAAACCTGGCCAACACTGGCCCGACACAGAAAGACAGCCATGAAAATAAAACTAAGAATTACACCAGACAGCGGTTTAGCTGCACTAATGAAAAACGGCAGCGGCACAGGCCCAATTGAAGTAACCACAAACCTGTTTTGTATTGCAGAGTGGGAACGAACAGAAGGCCGCAAAATTAGTGATGGGCGCGGCATAGGCGTCACTGATCTAGTTTGCTGGGCCTATACCATGCTGAAACAAACAGGCCTCAACCATTTGGCACCTGAACCAACCTGGCGCGAATGGTTGCAAAATCATCCTGATTGTGAAATAACCAGTGTGGATGAGACAAACCCAAACCCTACGGGCGCGGCCACTACCGATACCAACTAGCACAAATCTTATTTGTGACAGGGTTTTGGCCGCCTGAAATACCATTTGACACCCGTGATGTGCAAACCATCATTAGTGTGATCAATAAAGAAAACAAAAGGCGTTGATGTGGCAAATGTTTCAACAACAGTGCAGGTGGCTGGCCTAAAAGAAACAATCAATTCTTTACGCAAAATCGACCCCCAGCTGCAAAAAGATTTCAAAGCAGAAGCCACCCAAATAGCCCAACCAGCAATCAACGCAGGCAAAGCCGCCTACCGTCAATTACCACTTGGCAACATGGCTAGAACTTGGAATGATCGCGGCAGAAAAATATTTCCATTTAGTGTTTCAGCCGCACAGGCAGGCGTCAAAGCTAGTTTTGACACTAGAAAAAATGCTGTTGGTGTAATTCTAATTATTCAAAAAAACCCAGCAGCAGCGGTTTTTGAAGTAGCCGGCAGAAAAAACAGCAACCCTTTGAGCAGGTCTCTTGACTTTGTAAGCACTGAACGTGGCTTTGCCATAGGTCAACCTGGTCGAACCCGTATCATTGGGCCAGCGGTCTACAAAGCCAGGCGCGATATTGAAGGCGAGATGGAAAAAATGATATTGAAAACAATCAATGAGATACAGGGCCAGGTGAACCTGTGAGCCTTTCAATTCCCATCATCAGTGAATTTGATGGCAAAGGCGTCAAGCAAGCCATAAAACAATTTAAACAACTTGAAGGCGTAGGCGCCAAAGCGCAATTTGCTATCAAAAAGGCTGCCATACCTGCAGCAGCTGCCATTGGCGGTTTGGCATTTGCGTTAGGTGACGCCACCAAAGCCGCAATGGAAGACGCAGCAGCGCAAACCCAACTTGCCCTGGCATTAGAAAACAGTGCTGGTGCCAGTGCAGCACAAGTCAAACAAACCGAAGATTTCATTGGGGCAATGTCACGCGCTACAGGCGTAGCAGATGACCAGTTACGCCCAGCAATGGCTGCACTTGTACGTGGCACCAAAGATGTGCAAGCAGCACAAGATTTGATGAGCCTGACCCTAGACATTTCTACAGGTTTACAACTAGACCAAACCACAGTGGCAGAAGCCCTAGCCAAAGCCCAGCAAGGCAACTTCAAAGCATTGCGAAGCCTGACCCCAGAAATGGCTGCACTGATAAAAGAAGGTGCAGACCTAAACACTGTGATGGATGTTTTGGGCGGCACATTTGGCGGGGCCGCATCAGCAGCTGCAGAAACCGCTGCAGGCAAAATGAAAATACTTTCAAACAGCGTTGCCGAAACTAAAGAAAGCATTGGCGCGGCTTTGCTGCCAGTAGTCGAAGCAGCCCTGCCAATTCTGCAAAAATTTGCTGATTGGGCACAAAAAAACCCAACCGCATTTCTGGCCATTGCAGCTGCCATAGGTGGCATTGCTATTGCCATCACAGCAGTCAACTTTGCAATGGCCCTAAACCCATTTACCGCAATTGCTGCCGGAATAGCCTTGCTTGTAGTGGGCGTGATTTATGCCTACAACAAATTTGAGACATTTAGAAACATCATCAAAAACGTCATCAACGGCGTGGCAGCCTATTTTGAATTTATGGCAAACGCCTGGGTGACTGCCGCCAATATCATCATCAAAGGTTTGAACCTCATCAACCCATTTGATGACATCCCGTACATTCCAAAAATCAGCATTGGCCGAATGTCAAACGACAGCGACATCAGCGGGGGTGGCATGGTCATACCCAAAATGGCTGATGGCGGCATTGTCACAAGCCCCACCATTGCCATGATTGGTGAAGCAGGCCCTGAAGCAGTCATTCCGTTAGACCGCATGAAAAACAGCGGGGGCATCACTGTGAACGTCACAGGCGGCTTGGCAACCAGCGCAGAAATTGGTCAGGCTGTAGTGAATGCCATTAGGGCTTACAATCGATCAGCAGGCCCCGCAAACATTCAGGTGGCCTAATGGCTGGCGGCACAATCGTTGAAGCAGGCGTATATGACCTGCAAATAGATACAGGCTTTTTGCAGGATGCTTTCATACTGGATGCAAACCCGCAAGGCATATTGAATAACACCACCTATGTTTTGGATGGCACCACCAACTTTGCATCAGTAATTGACAACACCACAAGCATAAACGCCCAACGCGGCAGGCGTGACGTAGGTGACCAATTCAGTGCCGGCACAATGTCATTTGTTTTGAACGACACAGCCGCCAATGGGGTTTTCAATCCGTTTGATACTTTGTCGCCCTACTATGACCCAGCCACAGCCCAACCAGGTTTGGCACCGATGCGAAAAGTCAAGCTGAGCAGATACAGCGCCACCAACGTGGAAGAAATTCTGTTTTCAGGGTTTATCGTAAATTATGATTACAACTTTGAATTAGGCGGTTTGGACACAGTGACCGTTTATTGTGCTGATCAGTTCTATTTGCTGGCACAAACCTACATGGATGAATTCAACGTATCCGAACAACTATCTAGTGACCGCGTGACCGCTGTGCTAGACCTGCCAGAAGTTGCCTACCCATCTGGCGCCCTGCATCGCAATATTCAAACAGGCACTCAAACACTGGGTGGCGCTGCAGCTTTCACCATCCCACAAGGCACCAATGTCAAATCATATTTTGACCAAATCCAACAGGCTGAACAGGGCCGCATCTTTATGAGCAGATCAGGGGTGCTGACATTTGAACCCCGCATAGGCAACACCCTTTCAGCCAGCGTTGCAGACTTCCACGATGACGGCACCAACATCCCCTATGCAGGCGTAGGCATAACCTTTGAAGCAGATCAGGTAGTAAACCGCGCCACAGTCACCATTGCAGGCAGCAGCAGCGAACAAACAGCCAATGACCTAGCCAGTCAGGCAAAATACTTCATTCAAACCGCCAGCATCACAGGCAGCCTGCTACACAACAACACAGCAGCCCTAGACCTAGCCACCTACCTGATTGAAGGCGAACCAGAAGCCCGCTACACCAGCGTGACCACAAACCTGGCCATGCTGACCACAGCCCAACGTGACACAGTGGCCGTCATCGACATAGGCCAAACCATCACCATTGAAAAGACATTTCAAAGCGGGGCAGGCACCAGCGAACTAGCCCAAGAACTAAGTGTGGAAGGCATCCAACACCAAATCAATGTGGGCCAATCCCACACCATTACCCTGTTTACGGCCCCCACCACCATTGTCTACGAATTTATTTTGAATGATGCCGTTTATGGAATTTTGGGAATAACAGACCCTCAGCCTGTTTTGGGATAAAGTAACTGCATGGGCGCTAATGCAACAACCTTTGTGCCGGCCTATGTGTCTGGCGAAGTATTGACAGCTGCAGATTTATCTGTAACAAATAGCGGCATCCCCGTTTTTGCTGACAGCGCCGCACGTGATGCTGCATTTGGTGGCACAGGTGAAAAGGTTTTGGCTGAAGGCCAGTTTGCGTATTTGGAAAGCACCAACGCCACGCAGTATTACACAGGCGCGGCTTGGCTTGCATTAGGCGGCAAATGGGGTCAAATCGTACAAACAGTAAAAAGCAACACTTTTAGCACTACTTCAACATCTTTTGCCGACATTACTGACATGGCCGTAACCATTACACCAACATCAGCAAGCAGCACAATTTTAGTTTTGGTTAGTTCAAACATTGGCATTAGCGGAAACATTGTTGCAACTCAAAGATTATTGCGTGACTCAACCGTAATTTTTGCGGGAACTGCAGCCGGCACCAGACCACTTGGCTTTGCAAGTGCAGCAATTGTTGAAGCAACCCAGATTTTTACTTCAAGCGCCGTATTTGTTGACAGTCCAGCAACCACAGCGGCAACAACTTACAAAACACAAATGCGCGTCAACAGTGGCACTGCCTATGTAAATCAAAACGGTCGAGACACAGACGGATTAGACCCACGCTTGGCATCAAGCATTACAGCAATTGAGATTTTGCCATGATCAATTACGCATTAGTACTAAGCACAAATTACCCTGGCGCGCAATGGACACTTGACGGCAACGATTATGAAGGCCTTACCTGGTTGGACAGCACACCAAAACCAACACAAGCCGAACTTGACGCAGCTTGGCCGCAAGTGAATTACAACAACCAAGTAGCACAAGTAGAAACAACACGCCGCACACAATACGAAGCACAATCAGACGGCCTATTCTTTGAATGGCAACGAGGCACAAACACCAAAGACGCATGGGAAGCAGCAGTACAAGCAGTAAAAGATGCAAACCCTTACCCGCCACCGCTGGGCTAAATATGCGGCCTTGCTGTTCATGGTTGCAGTGATCTGGGTTTGTAATGGTTGCTCAGTTTCTAAAACAAACATTGAATATCAATGCTTTACAAAGGCGGCATGCGACAATGAAAACACCTGAACAACAACACGCTGGGCTTATTGTATTTGTGGGCCGCCTAATGGCTGTGTGTTTCACGTTTACAGTTTTGGCGTTTATCTATGGAATTTTATTTGTTGACCAACCAACAGAGCAAGCCCCCACAGATGCCCAGTTGATCGACCTTTTATCCACGTTGCTTGTATTTCTCACTGGCACATTGTCTGGCCTTGTGGCATCCAACGGCCTAAAAAGCAAAACGCCACAACCTGAATAATGGCAACAAAAAAACAGGCGTCAGCACCAGCTGCTAGACCCAAAAAGAAACTGGTGATGCCAGCCAGTTTGGCGCACATCAAACCTGGTGAACTTCCACAATCTTTGCTGGTAGCTGTCAAACCATACGGACAATTACACCCAATGGCTGCACAGGCATACACAGCGTTACGTGAAGCAGCGTTTTCTGCAGGCATCAGCACATTCAAACCAACTTCAGCCGGCGACACCTACCGCAGCATCAGTTTGCAAAAGCAAGGCTTTCTTGCCAGATACCAACTTGAACCAATCCCAGGGGCATCAACTCGCACGTGGGAAGGCCGCACCTACTACCTAAAACCAAACAACGCCCCAATGGCGGCGCCTGGCACCAGCCGCCACAATCTAGGTTTGGCCGTTGACATATCACAGGCATCAGGTGACCGCCTGGCATGGATGGTAGAAAACTGTGACCGTTTCGGTTTTTGCTGGGAAGTCGACAGCGAACCCTGGCACATCTTCTATTACCCAGGCGACAAAATCCCAGCAGCTGTAGAAGCCTGGAAACAAGCCAAAGCGGCAGCATCCCCCACACTGCAACAGGGCTGAACTACCGTTTCAGCACCGACAAAAGGAAGGCCCAAATATGGCTGACTGCAAATTTTACACCTATGAGGTTTTGACCACCCCCATCAACCACGAACAGCAGGTGATGGTGCAGATATTTAGAGACCCAGAAACCCAACAGATCATCACAGCCCAGCTGTCTTTCAAATCAAGCAAAGCAGACACCTGGGGCAACCCTTACACATTGGAGAAAAAAGCATGATTTCAGCCACAAAAATGATTGGTGGCGTGATTGCTGCCATTTGCGCTTTTGCGCTCACCATAAACGCCCCTGACGCGCCTGGTGAAACCCTGATGCCATTAGGCAGCCTGCCTAAAGCAACCACCTATGTGACCATGCCCCCTGTGGCCACAACAGACTGGCAGCAAAATGTCACAGCAGACATGGCCCCTTGTGACCAATATGCCTACATGGCTGTATCACTGGGTTGGCCAGCTGCCGAAATATCAACCCTGAAAAAAGTGATGCACCGCGAAAGCCGCTGCATAGCAAATTCCCACAACCAGGCAGACACAGTGGGCCAGTCATACGGGCTGACACAAGTCAACACATTTTGGTGTGAACCATCGACCTATTGGCCACAAGGCTGGCTGCAAACCAAAGGCATCATTACCACTTGCGAAGACCTGCTACACCCACGTGCTAATCTCGCCGCAGCCTACGCCATCTTCCAAAACAGTGGCTGGGCACCCTGGTCTACATCTAAATAAACCGACATAGAAAGCGCCACCGACATGAGCGAACCAATGCACCCAGATACCGGCATAACTGAACACACCCGAAAAATGTTCAGCCTGCTAGATGACATTGTGCGACCCAATCACAAACCAAAAGAACCGAACACACATGTGTTTCATTTGATTGGCGAAATTCAAGCACTGCAAAAAGACTTAGAGCGCATGGAAGACCCACGCGCCAATTTCTTGCGGCTTACCGTGATCGAATTGCAAAAACTGTTATGAACCACGAATGGCAATACAGCCTTACACCAGATGAAGTAGTGCAAGCAGTCGCCTATGCCAAACAGCAAACACAAGATGCAGCTGCACGTGGCGGCAAACACAAACCACGCGGCACCAACTGGACAGAAGAAAGAGTAGTAACAGGTTTCAAAGCAGAAATTGCTTTAGCAGCCCTGCTAGGCGTCACCTTTGCGTATAGGCCTTACAGCCAACTAGACACAGACGTGGCAGGCTACGAAATCAGGGCCACCTTGCACAATTCCGGCTGGCTCACCACATACCACGATGACAAACGCGCCATATACATTTTGGCAACCATCAACGCTTACACCAATGTGGTCAAGTTTCGCGGATGGCAACCGCTTTACCTAATGAACACAAATGAAAACTATTGCAGGCCAGATAGCAAACTATTGCAACCCTGCTACAGCCGCCCACAACACGAACTATGGCCAATGGAAATGCTGCCCGAAACAAACGAACTGATGCAACACCGCACAAATATGGTGACCACAGCGTGAGAAGCCAATACAGATATCAGCCCAGCGAGTACACACTAAAACGCGAAGCAAGAAACCAAAGACAAATAGCAATCGACAATTCAAGAGGAAAAGAGAAACCGACAATGACATTTAGCCTAGAAAACTATGTAGATGTGCCAACGCGCCTAGCCATAGCACTTGAAAGATGGCCTGACCTACGCATTCAAGAAACACAAAACGACATTGTGACCATGCCGGATGGCTCATGTTTTCTACGTTGCACAGTTTCAGTGTGGCGTGACCCAAATGATCAGCTGCCAGCAATAGCCACAGCAGCTGAGCCATACCCAGGCAAAACGCCCTACACCAAAAACAGTGAATTCATGGTGGGCATGACCAGCGCCTTGGGCCGCGCTTTGGGCTACATGGGTTGTGGGGCTAATAAGTCGATTGCAAGTCGCAATGAAGTGATGGCAAGGCAAGATAGCCCAGGCATTACTGAACACCCCTCACAGCCCTACACAGGCGCCCTAGCGACCGCTAAACAGTTGGGCTACATCAAACGCTTGGCATTGGCAAAAGAATGGGATGACAGCGAAACCATAGAACAGCTGCACCAGGTGCTAGGCGTCAACGATGTGACCATTGATCACATGACCGCATCACAGGCCAGCAAAGTCATTGAGGCATGGAAATGAGCATTCCCCCAATGCATGAAGCAATTATTCAAGCCCACAGACTGCTGGACAAACTGCAAGACCAAATCACAGTGCTACAGATAGCCAACGAAACATTGGCTGAAGAACTTCATTTGGCCCATGAAGCATTGCAAAGGGCTTTCAAACCTCAATAGACAGCGTTACACAATCGGCAAACCTCATGGACCTAAGCCTGTAGCAGGGCGGTTGGTAATACACGGCAACGTGGGTTGACAGCCGCGCCCCGAAACATGCACCACGAAATGCTTTGGGCAAAGCGGTTGGGCTTAGGCGATAAACAAACGTCATTGAAATGTGTTGGGAACCAGATAGGGCAACCTGGTGGGTGGGCATACCTGCACTAGGTCTACAAAAATGACATACCATAAACAAACCAGAAAGCAGACAACATGAACCCGATAGCAAACCAAACCACAAACCACTGTGGACAAGGCGCGACAGCGCCGCGTCAGCACAAGCCGGCAGGCGCGTGAGCTATGACCAAAAGAGAACACACAACACAAGACCCCGCCTACCGCAAAGCAAGGCAACAACTACTGGCAGACCACCCCCCCTGCTATTGGTGTGGAAAACCTAACGCTGAAACTGCAGATCATCTGGTGGAAGTCGATCGCGGGGGCAGCCACACAGATGGCTTAGTGCCTAGCTGCAGACCATGCAACAGCAAACGTGGACAACGATACAAAGCCCAGAGGGATGCACAAAAACAACATGCCAGAAGGGAAGCCATGAAAGATATCGGAATACCAATTAGCAAAGAAAAAACAGAAAAAACAGAAAAAGTTGCAGAGTTTTTTTATGAAAAGAAAATATTGCCCCCGACCCAATCT